TTTTAGATTTTATTTCAGGCATGTTAGCTCCTCTCAAAACTTAAATATTAGCTTTTTGGAATCACCTTCGATGATCACGTCCCCACTAATATTTTTAGTAATACCTAATTCTGTTAACTCTTTTAATACGACTCTCGCCCTTGAGATAATGATTTTAGATTTTTGTAAAGCAGCTTTAGGTGGATAAATAGCTGCCTCATTGTTCTTTTCTAAAACAGGATATACATGAATTTCACGAGCTGATGTATCAATTCCAACTCGCAAGCCTTCAGGTCTACCAATTGCGTTATACGCGTCTACACTTAATCCACAAGCCGAGCCCCATACGTTAAATCGCACTTTAGGGGGCACACGCCCAGAGCGGCTAAAAAAATTAAAATCTATATTTTTATTAACAGTTGGCATGATTGCCTCCTTATGTGTTACAATTTAACTGGTTATTTTAGCTATGGACGTTACTAGTTGCACCTGGTAGCGTCCTTTTTCTTTGTTTTGCCCTCATTCGCAAATGAGCGGTATGGCAGTCCTTACATACTGTAACCACCTTCCCAATAGCGGTATTGTAAAGACTGTAGGTAATATTCGGGGTAAGCTTGTACCCACAGTGATAACATCGTTTTACCATTTCACTAACATCTCCCCTGTAATCCACCAGTAGAAAATACCTACTACTAGATATAAGAAACATGATCCAACAATAAAGCCCTCAATAATATCAGCTAACTGTGGAGCCATAGCAGCACGTCTAAGCTCCCGTTTTTCTTTATAAGTCATCGCACTCATCTTGGTTTTCACCTCCTTATTCTCCTATTCGTGCCTGGCATCGTTTAGCTAACCAGGCATTAAACGACTCAACGTGGATGAGGCGCTTACCTCCACGCTTACCGATTTTCATGGACGGAAAGTCAAAATCTTGTGCCCATTCTCGAATTACAGTTTCCGGTACGCTGGCAAGTTCTGCAGCCTCCGCCACCGTAATGCACATCTTATTCATAACTGCCTCCTCCAAGCGTATTCATAAATTGTTCATGTATATTTTGCATATTTTTAAAGTTTAATTTGTATAATCACCTTAGAAAGGAGGTGATTATATGGGTAAAAATCAACATGTTGTGCCATCCAAAAGTGGCGGTTGGAATGTCAAAGGCGCTGGAAATTCTAAAGCAACCAAACACTTCGACACAAAGCAAGCTGCAATCGATTACGGAAGACAAACTAGTCGCAATCAAAAAAGTGAATTAGTAATCCACAATAAAGATGGACGAATAGCCCAAAAGGACAGTCACGGACATGATCCACACCCACCAAAAGGCTAGTCATAATTAGGAGTTAGTACGGCGATATAGTTTGGCGAAGGCTCGACATCATCTTCAGTGATAACCGCAACTACTGTATCGTCGTCTTCCCTCTTTATAACAATCTTTGTGTATTGGTCTGTGTTTAAAATACTATCTGGTTTCATTTTTATTCTCCTTTCGACACAATAAATACTTTTGATATAATCACCTTGAAAGGAGGTGAAAATATGGATTTTATTCCTGTAATCATTTCATTAGCTGCTTTATTACTTTCTCTACTTTCATATTTACGAGAAAGAAGATTAATAACGGTTGATTTTGATACCAATTGTTTTGCATTAGATGTCACAAAAAACATAAAAGCTGCTGATAATATTTTTGAAGATTCGCCTAATCGATATGCAATTTTTACAACTGCAATCATCGTGAATGCTAGTACAGCCAATAGCTCTTATTTTGATTTACGAGCCTATAATCCTAAAACTAACGAAAACCATTTCCTCTGCACTTTATCTAGTCTTCCTTTATTAAAAAACAAGCCTTCTTTATTAATTAGTCCATTCGGACCAAGAGCTTTGGAAAATTTCATTATTGATTTGCCTAAATCTCGCTGTGGTCCCATCACATCAGGAAGTTGTTTAGAGTTGCCAATCTTGATCGTTCTTAATAAAAATATTTCTATTGAAGAGGGCGTCTCCATTGAATTTAAAATTCCTCAATACGCTTGGTTACCATGGCATCGCTCATCTGTATCAACATCTAATCGAAAAAAATTTAAGTTCTACAGAGTTCATTACGATTTATCCAATTTTCATAAAATTTTAAATAGCCAAAATGCTATGGATACGCCTAATGAAACAGAGGAAACCACTACAGCAATAAATGGTAAGTAGTCCCAAAAATCACCCCCTGTTGGCTCAACTCTTATGAATTTATTTTGATAATTAAATTGTTCTCTATTTTCTTTTGTATAAATCCCCCCTACAGGGTTCTTCATCTCTACACCTCCTTTCTACTGCCACTAATGTTGTTAGTGGCTTTTACTTCTTTCACTTAATTTCTGTTATAATTACCTCAAAAGGGAGGTATTAATTATGATTAATTACACTGATTTTTTCTTAGGCCTTTTTACGGCGTCGTTTGCATCTGCACTAGGTGCGTATCTGAATCACTTAACAAATGTTAGTAGACTAAAAAAAGAACGGGAAAAATACAATAAGGCGTTATTGCTTATGTTCATTCGATGCATTGATAATTGTGCAAGATTCATAATGACGACTGGCGTCTATTCTGCATTTTCAGAATGGGACTATTCTTTATGGCCTGAAATACGTGTTGAAATTGCCAAAGCATATCCTACAGAATTTATTAAATTCACACTCCTTATCGAAAAAATGTCTGTTGTAAAAGATCACTCGGACGTCGAATTTTTACGTGAAGAAGCTCAACGGCTTAAGACTCACGTCCAGCAACTACAATAATCAAAATTCCTGTCAGCACGAGCCCTATAATATATCCGATAGCAAACTCCATATTTTCACCGCCTTTCAATAGCCACTAACGCTTGTTGGTGGCTATTACTTTTTTACCGTTGCGTTATCTTTCAAATACGCTATTACATCAGTCATAATGTTTTCCACATTAGTAATTGTTAAGCCATGTGCTATTGCTATGGAAATCATTGCGTCTACTATGCTCTGGTGCGTTGCTTTTGTAATGAGCTTTACTATTTTCATAGTTCCTCCTAACTCATTTAAATGCTTTATATTTCGGACACCTAGGTTAAAAAAATTTGCTCGAGTGTAAGTTCCGTTGATAAAGCCTTCTTAATTTTAACCGTTTCAGGGAATGTAAAAGGACGCTTACCATTTAGCTTTTCATTTAGTGTTTGATAGCGAATGCCTGTTTTATTGGCTAAATCTTTTCGAGTCCAGCCCTGTCTAGCCATTTCGGCATTAAGGTTTGGAAACATAAATTCACCTCCCTACTTATAGATATAAGTTTTAATATTAGATGTACGATATTTCGCACATCTTTATGGCTTTATTGTAGCTTTATATTTCGGACAAGTCAAATAAATTTATGTTGAAATTTCGTTTATATATATTTAATGTTTGAAATTTCGGTTTTATATATTGAAATTTCGAGCATTAATTGATATTATACACATATAGGTTATTTAAATAGGAGCTTCTAAAATGACTAGAGAAGATTATTTGAAAGAGAAAATCAAAGAACAAGGTACCCAGCGCGAATTTGCTGCTAAAATAGGAATGCCCCCTTCTACATTGTTTTCCATATTAAGAAATGTTGGCGGCGCATCGATTGATAACATCATAAAAATTTGTAAAGGGTTAAATATAAGCCCTGATGAGTTAGCTGAAATTGGTGAGGAAATAACTATCCCAAGTGAAACGAAGGGCTACTACACCGACCCAGAAGCAGCCGAATTCGCTGAATACCTCCGCACACGTCCAGGGGCTCGTATGCTCTTCTCTGCCGCTAAAGATATAAGTAAGGAGGATTTAGAAAAAGCTGTTGAATATATAGAGCTTTTAAAATTAAAAAACAAATAATACACAAGGGAGAGTGTTATATTGGTTGTAAATTTGATTTACTGCGACTTGCCACATGCCAATGCCGTGTCAGAGGAATGTGAAGACGTCCATAACATCTACATAAACAAAAACCTCCCTCATGATCGCATGAGAGAGGAAATTAAGCACGAATTAATGCATATTATTAATGACGACTTCTATTTAGACCATCACGTTAATCTAGTCGAACGTATGGTTAGAATGTCTCAACTAGAGGACTATGAGCTTGGTCAAATAGACTTTTACCATCA